AATCCTTTGCCGAAGGTGGCTGGCAGGCAGAATCCGGGTTAACCGGTACGACGAAAGGTTTGTTCATTGGCTAATTCCGGACCAGGGGGGAAACGCTCCCGGCATGGCTGACAGCACACACCGGGAGAGACCTCACGCGCATTACTGGATGTTGGCGGACGCTTTGCGAACCTGTTCGACAACCGATTGCGGCAGAGGGATGTAACCCATCGAGTCGGCGATTTTCTGCCCCTCGGTCAGGCTGTATTCGACCATTTCACGCATGGCCTTGGCCTTGGCCGGGTTACCGTTGTCCTTGCGGAAGATCATCCAGGTGTAGGAAGTGATCGGGTAGGACTTGGCGCCGTCCGGGTCCGGCAGCCAGGCCACCAGGTTTTCCGGCATTTTCACCGCGGCCAGTGCCTCGGCACCGCTTTCAGCGGTGGGCACTACGTAATGACCGGCCTTGTTCTGCAACTGGGCGAAGTCAACCTTGGCGAGCTTGGCGAAGCCGTACTCGATGTAGCCGATGGCGCCCGGGGTCTGGCGCACGGTGGCGGTCACACCGTCGTTTTTAGGCGATTTGATGAATTTGTCACTGGCTGGCCAGTTGACGGTGTTGCCTTCACCCAGCGCCTTCTGGAACTCCGGGTTGATCGCTGCCAGGTGCTTGGTGAATACCGCGGTGGTACCGCTGGAGTCTGCACGCACGACCACGGTGATTGGCGTATCGGTCAGCTTCAGGTCCGGGTTGGCAGCGGCGATCTGTGGATCGTTCCACTTGGTGATCTTGCCCAGGAAGATGTTGGAGTAGACGTCCCGTGGCAATTTCAGCCCTTTTGGGTTGCCTGGCAGGTTGTAGGCCAGCACGATTTCACCCGCGGTCATCGGCAGCAACTGCACGCCTTCGGCAACCTTGGCGATGTCTTCGTCTTTCATGGCCGAGTCGCTGGCGGCGAAATCGACCGTTTTATTCAGGAAGTCCTGTACACCCGCGCCGCTGCCCTTGGATTGGTAATCCACCGTGACACCTGGGGTCTTCTTGCTGAAATCCTTGAGCCAGGTCAGGTAGATCGGCGCCGGGAAGCTCGCACCGGAACCGGTCAGGCGAACGCTTTCCGCAGCAAAAGCCATAGAGCTGGCACAAAGAGATACCGAAACGGCGAGTGCAGCGGACTTCATCAAGCTCTTCATTAAGGAAACTCCTTGTGATAATTGGCCTCCGCACTCTGCAATAGGGTTGTTACAGTTTTATGAAAATTGGGTGGCGACGCGCTTTTGTCCCCATTTGCCACCTCAATAGCCGGGATTTCCGATGTAATTACTTCGTAACAAGTTGCGACTAACACTCAGCCACTCCCCTCCCGACGCGAGCGCCTCCCATGTTTTCAACAGAAGAAGCCTTGATACAACGCATCCACCGTGAGCTGCTGGATCACAGTGACGAAGAGCTGGAACTGGAGTTATCCGAAGACGGGCATGACCTGAATGCCCTGTTCGATGAGCACGTTGAGGAAAGCAGCGAGAAGGCCGCGCGACGGATCTACTTCAGCGAACTGTTCCGCCTGCAAGGCGAACTGGTGAAGCTGCAAAGCTGGGTGGTCAAGACGGGCCACAAAGTGGTGATTCTGTTTGAAGGGCGCGATGCAGCCGGCAAGGGCGGTGTCATCAAGCGAATTACCCAACGACTCAACCCCCGAGTCTGTCGTGTGGCCGCCCTGCCCGCCCCCAACGACCGCGAACAGACGCAGTGGTACTTCCAGCGCTACGTCTCACACCTGCCGGCGGCCGGTGAAATCGTGCTGTTCGACCGTAGCTGGTACAACCGTGCAGGCGTCGAACAGGTCATGGGGTTTTGCAATGAAGATCAGTACGAGGAGTTCTTCCGCACCGTCCCGGAGTTCGAACGCATGCTCGCCCGCTCCGGCATCCAGCTGATCAAGTACTGGTTCTCCATCTCCGACCAGGAACAGCACCTGCGCTTTCTGAGTCGCATTCACGACCCGCTCAAACAGTGGAAACTCAGCCCGATGGACCTGGAGTCGCGCCGGCGCTGGGAAGCCTACACAAAGGCCAAGGAAATCATGCTGGAGCGCACCCACATCGCCGAAGCTCCCTGGTGGGTGGTGCAGGCCGATGACAAGAAGAAGGCCCGGCTCAACTGCATCCATCACCTGCTCGGGCAGATGCCTTATGAGGAAGTGCAGCTACCGGTGATCGAACTGCCGCAACGCGTCAGGCAGGAGGACTATTCCCGCAGCCCGACGCCACCGGAACTCATCGTGCCTCAGGTTTATTGAGGCAGGCCAAACACAAATCACCCAACGCTGATCACTACCTTCGCGGTACGCACCGCACTGAAGGATTCACGTTGCCTTGGGCGGCACCTCAGGTAATCTCAGACGTGGCAGGTCCAAAGGGGGGCCTGCCCAAGAATGCAAGGTCTTTCGGCATGATGAGATTGCGACACGTAGCCCTGGTGGCCCTGCTCGGCGCCCCCTGTCTTTCTTATGGGGAACCCACTATTCAAGTTGGTTTTTCCCCGGAAGGCTCCGCCAGGAAACTCGTTCTGGAAACGATTAAGGGTGCCAGGCACAGCATTCAGATGCTTGCTTACGCCTTTCAGGCGCCCGACATCATGCAAGCGTTGGTAGACGCGAAGACCCGTGGTGTGCAGGTACGGGTGGTGATCGACAAGAAGCGCAACCTGGGTAAAACGAGTAAAGCCGCCATGGACTTCGTGACCCGCAACGGGGTGGAGTTGCGGACCAACGACCAATTTCACCTCCACCACGATAAGACGATCATTGTCGACGGCAACACGGTCGAAACCGGCTCCTTCAATTTTGCCCAGTCCGCCGAGACGGCCAACTCCGAGAATGTTGTAGTCATTCGCGATAGGCCGGAGGTGACACGCCAGTACATTGCGCACTGGCAATCGCGATGGGATCTTGGGAAGCCCTACCCTTCACGATAACGGGCGCGGGATCAAAAAGTCTTGCTGACAGGCGTACGTTCCTGAGACTTAGTTAGCCGCCCCTTCCGACCATCGCTCGCCATATCTTCAGAAACAGCAAAGCCGTTAGTGCGCGGAGCAGTCCTGCGAACAATCACAACTGAAATATCGCAGATGGCTGCATCCAGATAGGGTAAAAGGTCACGCCAACTAAGTAAGTTGCGGAGCAACAGCTGGAATTGCGGACCGAAAACAAACAAGGGCTTGCATCAGCTTTCGCCCGCAAACCCTTGATTTTAGATGGTGCCCGAAGCCGGAATCGAACCGGCACGCCCTTACGAGCGGGGGATTTTAAGTCCGCTAACTAATCCTTTAAATACATAGACATAGAAGCAATTCCTTTCCGCACCAGAGATAAAAATGGTCCTCTGCAGCCCAGCAAATTCAAGGGCTGCCATTTTTTTGCGGAAAGGAATTCACCCCTCCCCCGGCGTCCTGCCGACCGAACACAAATCACCAATAGCCCATGACTCATGAGACACATCGTATAGCCGCTTTTGGCCAATTACGGCCCTCCGCGGCAGCTACCGGCGAAAAACGTAAATTCGCCTAAGCTACTTCTCAGTGCGTTCTTAACTCGATTTCCACAATCGTAAAAATCATCATCGTTCGCCTAAAAGAGCCCCCCGATGACAACAAGAAGACTGATTGGCTTTTTTGCCTTAATTACTGCTTTCACCGCGCACGCTGATGACGGCGGGATTAGTTTTTGGCTACCAGGCCAATTCGGTACGCTGGCGGCGGCGCCAACTGCGCCCGGCTGGAGTCTTCCGATTGTCTATTACCACGTTAACGCTAGCGACGGCGGCAGCAAGCCATTTCCTAGGGGTGGCAGAACCACACTTGGATTGGATGCAAAGGCTGACCTGCTGTTTGCCAGCCCAACCTACACATTCACCGAACCGTTGCTAGGGGCTCAAGCAGCAATCTCGATGGTAGCCGCCGTTGGGAGATCCGAAGCCACCGTTGATGCGACATTGACTGGCCCCCGCGGCAGAAGCTTTTCCGGTGGAACGAACGACAGTTTGAAGGGTGCAAGCGACGTCTACTTGTTGGGCACTCTGAAATGGAACTATGGTGTTCACAACTTCATGGCTTACAGCATGGGTAACCTGCCAGTCGGCGCGTATGACCCGGATCGACTGGTGAACATCGGACTTGGCCATGCATCGCTTGACGCCGGCGGTGGATACACCTATTTCGACAAAACCAACGAGTTTTCCGTCGTAGCGGGCATGACCTACAACTGGGAGAACCCTGATACCCATTATAAAAATGGCGTCGATGCTCACGTGGACTGGAGTGCCTCGCACTTCATCACTAGCCAGACTCAGTTGGGCGTGGTTGGTTACTTCTACAATCAGATCACAGGGGATAGCGGTAGCGGTGCCACCTTGGGCGACTTCAAATCAAAAGTCAGCGCCGTAGGCCCCCAAGCCGGGCATTTCTTCAAGGTCGGCAAAGACCTCTGGTACGTCAACCTAAAAGGCTACTACGAGTTTGATGCAGAGAATCGGCCAGAGGGCTGGAACACCTGGTTATCCTTAGTTATACCTCTCTCGGGTTAGTTGTGTTGCTGAAATGTTTGCTTTAGGCAAGAGCGAACATTCATTACTTTAGAGCCGGCTCCCAAGCGCCTGCTGCTACGCTGTTCACTCCACAAGAGGAACGCCGATGCCCAACTCCGACCTGCTCCCTTCCCTGCTCTCCAAGCTCTACGAAAACCAGCTGGCTCTTGAGGCGTCCATCATGGAGATCTCGAACTGGGTCGAGCAGCGTGGCTCCCCTGATGTGGCGGAGAACGTGCGCGGCGCCCTGCACACCATCGACGAGAACGAAGAGTTCATCAAGCTGACCCTGGCGGTTCTCATGGCGCCTGACTGATCGTCGGGTAAACCTGCACTTCGTCGCCTCAAGCCTTCAGCTTCGCCAAACCTCGATTACTGTATGCACATACAGCATTCGGAATACCTACCATGAACATCGACGAAGACACCTGCGGGTGGCTTGGCATCCCCACGCCTCTCGAAATGCACAAACAGCATGCCCGGCTGCTGGAGAATGAGATTCAGGAGCTGAACCTGCAACTGCGCAAGGCGCGGGCGGACATATTCGGCCTGGTCGAGATGCTGGCAGAGGCGCAGGCAAAGAAAGATGAGTTCGCTGGATACCTGAAGCAGCGCGGCGCCGAAGCTGCAGCCATGCGGAAGCAAATCAACGACCTGACGACCTCATCGAGAGCCGACCAAAGGCGGGCTGATCAGTTAAAAGAGTTGCTTGATGGCCTCGTTACTCGACCGAAAACCATCGTCTAAGCTCAAGCTTCAGATTGAGGGCCAGACCATGTGTGGAAGACTTTCCCAGTACACAGGCATTCACGACTTCGTTGCGGCACTGAGCATGCCCAATGCCCTGGCGAACTCCGTCGGTGAGCTGCCGCTGGAACGATACAACGTGGCGCCGTCCACCCAGGTTGCCCTGCTCCACCTGCAGGGCGACCTGCTACACGCCGACCTGGTGCGCTGGGGTTGGCGACCCCACTGGGCCAAGGATCGCGCCGCGCCGATCAATGCCCGCGTCGAGAAGGTGGCCCACGGCCCGTTCTTCCGCGCGATCTGGCCGCACCGGGCAATCACTCCCGTAAACAACTGGTTTGAGTGGGTGGACGAAGGTGGCCCTAAGAAACAGCCGTACCTGATCCGCCGGCGGGATGGCGCGCCGGTGCTATGCGCCGCCATAGGCCACCTGCCCGATGCCGACGAAGGCCCGAGCGAGCATGACGGCTTCGTGATCATCACCGCCGACAGCGCCGGCGGCATGGTGGACATCCACGACCGGCGCCCCGTGGTGCTGACGCCGGACCTAGCCAGGGAATGGTTGGACCCGGCCACGCCGAAGGAGCGCGCCGAGCAGATGGTGCTGCACCAGGGCGAACCGGCCGAGGCCTTCGAGTGGTTCAAGGTCGACACTGCCGTGGGCAATGTGCGAAACAAAGGGCAGGATCTGATATGCCCAACCTGATCAGTTAGCTGAAAAACCACATGATCGAGATCACTGAGACGACCCAGGCGAGCGTGAGAAGGAATGAAAGACCTGCAAGCTGCCTGTTCATAAGGGCCTGTCGTTTTTGGGAATTACATGACTATCGCTACCAGGCGCCCAACGAGAGTAGTCCATTCTCTCAATTCACGGAGGTGTGATTGATTTCCGGGTGCCAGAGCGTTAATCCACTGAAATCAGGGAGTGAAGCCGCTCATCTAGGGCGGATCTAAATATGAGGTGCATATTTTCCAGAGCGCTTGGCAACAACACACCGCAAGCCTCAAGTCCCAATATGTAGCCTTCTCCCCGAGCACCTGCGGTCATGGCCTCGATCATGCTATCGGCGCTCAAAATTTGAGAGAGAAGTCGCTCGCCCACCTCTTTAAGCGTGCCGTTGATATTGATGTTGTCCATAGGTTTTCATCTTGAGGAGGTCACGCCACAGTACACCAAAAAATAGAGGCCTAACGCGTCAAGCCTCTGGCGTACGCCTGGCACGCCCGCAGCGCGATCAATCCTTGGTCGCCGGCGTCGGTGATGCCGATAATTCTTTGAGCATGCGCTGGGTCAAGTTGGGCTCGACGGGCTGCATGAACCACGCCGACGGCGCCGGGGGTGGCAGGCAGGTCGCAGCCACTGGCTGGATCCTCGGCAAGGAGGACTGACAGCCGCACATCAGCAGTAGCAAGACGGTCACGCAGCAAAGCCTGGTTGCGCTGGGCATCGGATAATTCCTTGGAGTGTTGTTGGTCGGCGGCGGCCAGTAGCTGCTCGGTGGCCAGGCGCTTGTCCTGCTCGGCGCGGGCCTGGGCGGTAGCGGCGTTGCCGATCGCGTCGAGGTCCGTCTGGAATTGCCCCGCCTGCTTGGCCAGCTTCCCGTCATACCGCCAGTCCTGCACCTGCCAGGCGGCGCCGAAGCTCACGGCCATGACCAGCAGGACCACGGCCAACTTCTGCACCGGCGTCATGCCGCACCCAGGAACATCACCCGCTCAGCGGCGCGGCGCTTAACGAGGCCTGCCAGCACCTGGCCGCCTGCCTTGTTCCAACGAGGGAACTGCTCGGCAGCTCCGCCATAGTCGCCGGTGTTGAGCAGTCTCAGCAGCGTCGAAGAGGCCAGGTTGGCAGCGCCGAGGTTGTAGGTGAAGCTCATCAGCGCATCCCACTGCGCTTGGTTGAGGGTCACCTTTACCAGGCGCTCAATCTCAGGCTCAAAGCGCGCGATGTCGTTCAGCAGCATCCGCTCGGCCTGGTCGTTGGTGATGGTCATGCCGGCGCTGATACCCCGTGTGGCGCCATAGCCGATCGTCCAGACGCCAACCGAGTCTTGATAGGACTTGAGGCGCAGGCCCTCGAAGGATCTGATCAGGCTCACGCCCTTTTGCGATGTGCGCATAATTTTCTCCAAGCAATAAAAAACCCGCTCATGGCGGGCATCGGTGTTTGGGCTGAGATCAGGCGTCGGCGGCTAAGACAGGCTGCTGCTCAGGCACCGGCATCTCCACGGCCGGCGAGTCCGGCACCAGGATGTGCAGCGTGATCATGTGTTTCAGGTCGTACGGCTGGCCGTCCTTGGTCACCGTCACGGTCAGCAGGCCGTCGGCAAACTCCGTTTCCACGTCCGCGCGGCTGTCCACCTGGTTCACGGTGTAACCCCAGCCGTCGTCGATGGGCGGGAACGGCACCATGCCCAGGCATCCGGTGATGTGGTAAACACCCACCGACTCGCGGGAGGATCCAACCAATCCGGAGCCATTGGTGACAAAGTCGTAGGTCGAACCGGTTGCACCGAGTACGTTGATTGCAGCTCTTGCCATGATCAGATCGCCTTGAGAGTGCCGTCAGCGGCACGGGTGGTGTTGCCTGTGTGATAGATCTCAACCCATGCAGATGGTCCGGCGCCTCCAGTGATGCGGCGGAAGCCAATAGCTGTGGCCGAATAATCGACAGCTATTTGGGCGCCGTAGCCGCCATCAGCTGCCGCCAAGGCAGAGATTTGAATCACCGAACCATACCCAGAGCCAAATGTAGGGCGGGCCGTTGAAGCGGCCGAGTATTTATAGAAGCCTGTATCTAGAATTGACGCTCCGTTCAGGTCCGCAACAGACGTCAGGCCCTGAGAGTAAGAGGCTCCAAGCCCAAAGGCGGACTTCGTCAGGACATTGCCATTAGCCGTACCGATGTTTGCAGTTGCCGAACTTCCCAAG